AAAAATTAAAAAAAGCCAATTTGGAACAAATGGTTTTTGATAATTTAATTCGTCCATTAGGAAAAGAAGCAAAAAAGAAAGTTGATAATTCTTTTAAAAACAATAAAGATATTAATGGAGAACCCTATGAACCTTTATCATATACATACGGAAGAAAGAAAAAAGCTTTAGGAAAGGGTGGTAATCCAATTATGGTTTTTGATGGTGATTTGAAAAAAAGCATTTCAAAGCTATTGACAAATAAATCTGATATGTCTGTTACTATAAAGTCAGAAGATTCACGAATGTTATCTAAAAGAGGATTAAACTATGGTGCATTTCATTTAACTGGCAAAGCAAACTCAAGAAGAAAAAATCCTAAAATTAGAAAATGGTTTTTTACCAAAGATGAATTAGTGAATAATGCAATTCTTTTAGAAGATAAATTGCTTGGAAAAGAATTTTCACGACTAAAAGATAAGTTTGCAAAAAAATTACAGTCGCTTTTAAAAACTAGAATGCGTATTATAGGTAGTAAGAAGATGCCAGCATCTTCAAATTTTGCAAGAAATGTAGATATATAATGGAAGATTTAATAAAAGAAATATTTAAAATGGTTTCACAGATTAAAAGAATAACTGAAGCCAATAACGATCTTCTCGGATTTGTATGTTCTAAAGTAGCACCGTCGAAAAAAATTACATCACAAGATATAGATTTATTAGATATGGCTTATATTTCAATGGAAATGTCAGAAATATTTGAAAAATATAATATTAGTCCTGATGAGTTTGGGATTTCTTAGATTCTAATTCTGCTAACTTTTCTAACCACTTTCTTTTTTCACTCGCAGTAGGACGCCTTGATGGCAATGGTTCTAATCCAACTTTTTTAGCTCGTTGCAATAGTGCGTATCGATTAGCTCTATCTTCTCTACGCTTTTGTCTGTAAGGTTTTTTTCCTTTCTTTATTTGATTTACTGCTTTCTTTTCATTTATCTGACGCTTTTTAGGTTTGTCGTTTTCTGGATTTCTTTCTGGAAGCGTTTCTATTATTTCTGCAACCTCTTCACTTTCAGCGTCTATAATATCCTCTGCGTCTATCTGTTCAGCTTTTAAAAACTTTTCAAATGGACTATCTACAGTTACATTAATGTTTCTAACAAGTTTTCCTGAATGCTCTAATACCAGACGCCCTGCCTGGACATTGCCTTCGACTGCTTCACGAATCATACTATTTAATACCATAGGTAGTTTTGCATTGAATGATACCATATACCTTTTATAATACATATCAACAAATCTATCATCTCCAAACCAGTTATGAATTGTTTGTGGTGACATTTTTAGTTCCTCTGCTAATTCTTTTTTGGTTATTTCAGGATTGTGTATTAATAAATCAATAGCAGCCATTTGATTGGCTTTCTTTAGTTCAATATTACTCATTTACCTTGTCCTCTGTATTTCTTTTTATAATACTTTTTAGATTTTTTATTTCCAAACTTTGTATTGTGGCTCATACCTTGTCGAGTTTTTTTTGCACCATTTGACTTCCTAGTGCGATCCTTAAATAATGATTTCCTCATTTTTTATAGACTTTTTCTGCTCCTGCAATTCCAAATGAACCTAGTGTAACCCAAACAAACGAGTTATAGATGTAGTCGTTTACCATTAATTCTATTCCAATAATACCCATTGCTAAATCCACGATGCCAAATACACACATCAACGCAAAGGATAAAAATCCAATAATATTCTTTTCATTGTACTCGTTTTTATCTTTAAATAATTCCCACATAACTTATCCTTTCAAGTATTTAAACTTTTTTTTGTTAATAGGACTACCTTTCATTTTTTGTTTGATGCTTTTTTTTCGCATACCAAACAAACGCTTAGGTATAAAATTTCTTGCCGTGCTTGTAGTTACATTGCTCATCTATGACTTTTCACTACTGGCACACTCATTGTTAATGATGATCCTTTGTGCTTTTTATATCCACCTTTTGGATTTTTCATTAACTTATATTTACCTTTCTTCTTCATAAAGTGATACCCTCTTGGTGCTTTCACTTTCATTTCTTTTTACCTTTTTTCTTTTTCTTTTTTCCTTTATGATAAGGCATATCTATCTCCTTTTAAAATTTTTCTTTGGACAAGATCTTATGTATTCGATTCTGTTTTGTATCTGTAATCCTGTGTGTAACCCACAATAAGTTATGCCCTTTTCCTTCCCAGCAAACGAACATTTCTTTTTGATTAAAGAACAGTAGTCAAACACGCTAATCGATGTCTAATTCTTTGCGTAAAGCACGATCTGACATAGAACTTTTACTATTAATGACTAATTTTGGTATAGAAGGTAACCTTTTTACCAGAAATTTCTCATTTTCGCATAAACATTCTTCAAGTGGATCATCAGCCATTTTCTGTTCCACTTCAAATATCTTGTCGCATTCTAAGCATTGATAATCATATTTTGGCATAGAAGTAATTTAGGGGTAAAAATCAATAAAAAACCACCAAAATTTAGGATTTATAATCTAATATTTTAAACCTTAAAGCATTACTTTAACTGTTATATCTATCTTTATTATAATTAGTCGTTTACGAGAATAAACTAAAATATTGATTCTTAATATTATAGTATTAAATTATTACTATTTATAGTTAGTCGTTAACTTATACTTCGCAAGGAATACTGGTACACAACCTCTCAAAAGCAAAATGCTCTCTCTGGGGGGTAAAAACCTAACAAAACAAACAAAAAAAACCTTAATCTAATCAAGCAAACAAGCAACAAACAAGCAAACAACAAGATTTAAAAAAGGTTTTAGGCGTTTAAAAATCAAGGGCGTAAGGTTGGTAAGGTAATTGATCAACACCATACAAAAAGAAATGTTTACATAAAATAAATAAAATGTTTGATATTAAAAAAAATCGTTGTAATTTGTTTACATAACAAATAAGAAAGGGTTTTAAAATGAAATATAAAAATAAAATATTCTTTATGTGTAAAGAGATAAATAAAAGAATTGATTTTAATTTATCGCTAATAAGAGAATACAATGATCAATTAATGAAAGAAAATAAAACTAAAAAAGAAATAGATTTAATTCAAAAATCAATTACTTTAATTGAAAGAGAACAATCTTTTTTAATTGATTTACTACAAAAAGCAAAAGAAATAGATAACTAACAAACAAAGGGCTAACAATGAACATTAAAACAAAAGCATACATTACATATTTTGAAAATTTAAACCATATAAAAAAGCAAAAAAGAAAACAATTTATTATAGATCTAATTAATTTTATTGGTTTGCTTGTTGTCCTGTTCTTTACTTATTGGATCATTATACGAATTTAAAAAGATTTATTAACAAATAAACAAGGGGTTTTAAATGAAACTACATCACACAAAGTACAAAAAAAACTATGCTAAATTCATTTTAGATAGTATTCAACCATACGAAGAACACAAACCAATTAAAGACGAAAAGAAATTAGATTATTTAATTAATGTCTTTAAAAAAGAAAGTAATTATGATAATCAAACGCAAAATTTTCAAACGGCTTTCGCTAATTGGTTGTCAGGATTACCTTCTGTTATTAATCTACCTTTTTATAATGAAGATATAATAGAATTAGCCGTAAAAATGGGATCATTACATAAAAACCATACAGAGCAACAAAGCGACAGAGTTATAAGCAATTATTATAATTTTATGGCTTATATGGTTTTAAATATGAAAATAAAACAAGATAAAACTAATATTTTAGACATTTAAAAAGGGGGGTATAATGGTAATTGAAAGACATAAAATAAACGGCTCTTTAATAATTACAGATATTAAAGACGGCTATCTTTTTAAAAAGGTATATTATTTTTATACCAAAGCACAAGCCGTTAAAATGTTCAAACAGGAATTAAAACAGATCTAATAAATTAAAGGCATATATTTAAATATATATGCCTTTTTTTATATAAGGTTTTACAATGACAAAAGGCAAATTAATTAGGGTTTTAGGGGGTTATAAAAACTTTTATAATAAATTAAAAGATATAAAAAGAAATGATCCCTGCTTATGCAATAGTAAGAAAAAATTTAAAAAATGTTGTCTTATTATAATACAGGGTTTATAAAATGATACAAGA